GTCTTACCACCGCCAGTGGGGACAATGATCTGCCCGAACTTGTTACGCTGCATAGCAGCGAGAGCGCGGGTCTGATGGGGACGGAGTTGCATGCTGTATGTCTGATATGAATACAGTATGACACAAAAAAAGCACCCCGTCAAGGGTGCTGTGACAGTTCGCTGACTGTCTCACCAAATTGGATTCCCATTTTCATCATATCTAATATACCACATCTTTTCACCACTAGTATTCTCAAACTCATTATACTTTACCACATTGAGAATGACATCAATCAGTTCCGATCCTTTAAACACATGTTCTACCTGCAATCTTAACTCTTTACTAGTATCAGTTACCGCTTCTAATGAGTTTATCACATCAACTTGCTCAATCGTAAGGATATTATTAGCCAAATACGCACCAATATGATTTCTAGTTGTTAATCTATTAGAAACTTTCTTTTTGTATATCGGACTAGCAGATTTTAATATATTTTTATGAAAGTCCTCATTAGGAATTTCAGTTATATATTTTGGATAAACAAATGAAGAGTAGAAAGATACTTCATCATTTTGTCTGATTGTTAAAATGCCCTTACAATAGTTTGGTATCAGTTTTGAGTGTCTAACAACTTTCTCAAGTAACGGATTATTGTATGATGATACATCATAGTTTCTACTCTGAAACGATAACCCAGTTATATCTCCCTGTAAACTATGTTCAGCACCAATAATCGAAGTGTGATCATCATGCTTTTCTAGAATAACATCATTCATCTTCTGATAGATATCAGTCATTTCCAAAGTTGATGTTTTTATCTTGAAATCTCTTAAATACTTTTTAACTGTAGTATACTGGAGCATCAAAATACTATTATATGACTGTATTTGACCATCAACTGAATATACCCCGAGATGTTTAATCTCGTCCATAATTGCATTCACATCAGCAATGAGGTAATCATATTCAAACACTCTATTGAGAGCATTTTTTACTGACACTGGAATGACAGGTTTGTATTGACTATCAACCAACGATGTGTATAACCACGGCATTATAGAATAGTCAGATAAACGTTCGCCGCTGATCAAACTATATCTTTCGTGTTCTGTATAGTTATCGGAGAATATCATTCGTTATCCATAATAACTTGACCCTGATCATTATATAAAGTATAGAAAATATACTGTTCTGTAGGAGTTCCTTCCTGTCTTAATGGGAAATTATCTAAAAGAAACTTCTCTGCTTCTAAAATAGATTCCATTTCCACAACTAGATACTCACTATCTTTGAAAAGAGTGGTAAAATCTAAAGGAAGCATACTTTCATACAATTCAATAGACGAGTTAATAGCATCTACATCAGTGCTATTGTTCCATCCATATACTCGAAAGAAAATTAGAGGTTTGCCTGCTAATGCAGCATATCTACCAATAAATGTCTGCAAGTCATAAATTTGATATTCTGTGTTATTCATTCTTTGTTAGTTTCCAGGCGACAGTAATACGAAGATCATTGAATAAACGTGTTGTTGGTGCTGCGGAATGATATACAACACCAGGAAATAACATTCCTCTATTTGGTTGAAACATCACGGTGCGAAGTTCGGTAGTATCAGTATAAAACTGTGTTCCCCCACCCCATTCATTTACCCATTGAGAGTTTGCACATAACAAAAATGTTCTTCCATATTCATCATAACAATCTTGATGAAAGATGCCATCTAAACCATAAGTATGTCCGTTGGCATAAACATATTCAAGAGTAAAAGACTGTTGGGTCTTTTCCTGTATCTTATTTAGAAGATAATCGGTGAAGAACAGATTATCACTCAAATCTCTCTTCCAAAACTTGTAACACCGTTTATAGTTAGGGTCACTGGGATGATATGATGTATGCCCGAACTCCCATTTTGGTTCTTGTAATATATTGATGATCTTGATAAAAGTATCTTGATCAAACATATGATCATATACTACCAGATTATCACTCAATAGTTCATTAACGGTTTTCATATTGTCTAACCAAATTCAATCTCAACTGTTCTAACTGCACCAAGTGTGGATTATCGGCATCCATAGCATCCATAACTTCAGAATATTCTATAAGATGAGAACGCATAAAACTATCTTGCACGTCAGATTCTATCCAACCAACAATTACTTTCCTATCTCCTTTGGTTACCGGGTTTATCTTATGCATTAACCCTGTATTATACAAGATAACAGTTCCTGCCTTTGGTTTATGAGTTGTCTCTATATTACCCACTTTGATTACTAGTTCACCACCTTCATAGTCATCATTTAAGAAGATAGTCATACTCATATCAGCATTTACACCACCACAAGGATGTTCATCCATATGCCAGTTATAAAAATGTCCCTGTTTATACCATAGAAAGTATAACTGGGACATTTGCTTGATTAAGTATATCTTGGTGAAGTTATCCTTTTTCTTTATTTCGGACCACACACCATTAACTAATCTATTATAAGGATCAGTCCACTTCATCATCAAACTCTGTTTTACAGATGTATCAGGATTACTGATATTACCACTCTGGAAGTTATTATCTTTATAGTATGATGTAATATATTCTACAATGTCTTGAGACAGTAGATCACTCTGCCATATCATTTAATTCCCCTGGGGTATAAATTTTATCGTAATCAATGCCACCTTCGACAAAATCTTCAAGGCGTAGTAGTTTCATCATTTCTTTAACAGCAGTAGTTGCTGACCTTTCTGCTTTAGAGTAATCCTGTCGCATTGCAATGATATTTGATATTCTAGACTCAATCAAATCTCTAGAAGAATCGGTTTCTCTTTCTACCCATTGATTATCCGTTCCCAAGTATTCTACCACATCTCCATCAACATTTACACCATCAGGATATAAATCTCTAAAGTTTTTAGGATCCAGAGGCCATTTTAACGTTTTGATGGCTTTGAAGAAATCTAAAGACGTTGGATGATCATCAAGAGTTGGAACTACCAAAGATCTAACTTTTTGACGATAGAAAATCCATCTATCTTTTTCACCAGGGTAAGAATCAACAACATCAGGAAGAATACGCCAATCAGTTGCTGCTAGAATAGCATTCTTTTCACCAATTCTTTTTAAATATGTTTTCTCAAAGAAGAGGATATTTTCATCAAGTTTAGTTACATACTTATTAACTTTGATTTCCTTTACAACATTGTGTGCATCAAGGAAAGCTAGAACTTTATCATACAAATCAGAAACTTGCTCTTGAGTAAATCCAGTGAATGTATAAGTTGAATACACTTGTTGTGCATTTGCAAAATCATATTTGTATTTTTTTCTTTGACAAAATAAAGTATTGTCATCAAAAAATGAAATATATTGAAGTTGATCTTTTTCATCATGCCAAAATACATCTAACGATTCTAAAAATCTAGTTAAAACTTCAGCATCGTATTTTTGGGCAGAATTAGGGATCGACTTCCCATTATCTAAAGTTATGACATTGGACATGTCAAGAACCACCGAGTTTAGAAAATCTACCTCTAATTTACATGTCTTATCTACATATTCTGCCATTAAGTTGACCCCGATTTGATATACCAACCTGTTACTATGTATTTATTCTGCTCACCCATAACTAAATTGCCTTTATGAACATGAGTCATACCTGCAGGAAATATAACTACTGTCCCAGTGGTAGGTTTAATCCTACGCAACTGATATTGAAACTCTGTTTCGCCGCCATCTTCTATATCATTAAGATAAATCATCCAAGTAAGTTCTCTTTGAGAATAAGCTGATGATGCATTTTCATAATGCCACAAGTGATATCCACCACCAGGAGGTGTACGTTGAAATTTGACATCATTTGATACTAACCCAACTTTCTTTAGTTGAGAATATTCTTCAACATAATGCATCGCACACGCTTTTAAAAATTGATTTACTTGAGTGGCCCACTTGGTACTGTGATAGTTTAACATAAATGATCTATCATGACGATTTTGTTTTCCACTATATCCGCTTGCTCCATCCATAATATCAAGAGCTCCTGTACCAATACTATGAGCTATCGTATCATCTAAAACATCATTGCCATACTTAATAAGTTGATCACAAAATGCTTTAGGAACAAATCCTTCCCATACTCCAATAAAATCTTCAAAATCCGATGAAGTCAGATTAGGATCTGACATTAATTCGAGTGGCCTATAAGGCGCAAGTCCATTGGTTGACATAAATCTAGAATGCTTTAATAATATACTTTGCTTTATGAAACTCTGGTACTAGTGGTACTGTCCTGTTAGGAGAAAATACTACGTCAGGAATAGGTTTCTTAACTGAAGTATTTAGAGTAAATACTCCAGGGTTTAATTCTATACTAACATCACTTTGATTGAATGTAACGTTGAGCGAAGTTTGCGCTGCTCCTAAACCTTCTTTGCCGCTTCCAGCACCTGACTGATTTCCCCATGTAAAATCTTCGGTTGGATCAAGAACTGGTTGTAGCGTAATTAAATGAGCATGAGTTTGTATACTTCCGTCGTCACCATCAAGAATAGGTGGAGTATAAGGGTCTATTCTTGTAAAATACTGATTAGTATCAAAAACACATGCAACGTCACGACTGCCACCTCCAGCCTCCCCATCGGTGTCATAGAATCTGTTTATTAGACCTGTAACGACCTCCAAGTAATTATCAGAAAGAACAGAATATGGTGTTGGCCACCAGGTATTTGCCGAAATTACTAAAGCAGCTCTGTCACTAGCATCGATATTATTTGGGTTAAGTGATTGAATCATCTCCGTAACTAAAGTTATTAAATCCGGTTGATTGGCGATTTGATTCCATTCAGTTTCAAACTCTCGACTTATGGCAAGTTCGTTCAATCTATTGATCCAAGCATTTGCAATTGTTGTGGGGTTATATGCATCCACAGCATCGGGCACGATAGATAGTTGACCCTGACCAATACCTCCTCCAGCAACGGTATGAGCACTTAATTTAGATGATCCTCTAGTGCCCCATTGGATTAGAGGGTCTCCAGTTATTCCATCAGAAATTGCAGCGACATATAAGTGAGAATGAACAGGAACATTGACTTTGGAATCCAATATTGGTCCGACTAGAGCAGTTACACTACTGCTAGAAGCAACAGTAAAGTCAATATCTTGAGTAAGATCTTGTGCAAATACTGTTTTTACTGTGCCAATAGAGAAGAAGTTACTCTCAACTCCTGTTGTATCATCAGTATCATCAGATATAATGATTTCGTATGGATTATCTCCAGCAACATCAACATCATCTACATACCACCAACCACCAAGTCCACCTGGTTCGTTTATACTAGTAGTACTACCATCAGCAGCGTTTTCAGTTTCAAGATATGCAGATGATGCTCTGTTTCCATCAACAACACCAGTTCCTGCAAGTTTTCTATTTCTGTAATCCGGTAGATTGAAATTATTACCAGAACCACCATAATCATAACCAATGACATCAAATAAGAATGGATAATTATCTTTAGATAATGATTGGCCATCACAATCAAAATATCCTGGATATCGTGATGATCTACTACCATCTAATAGACCATAAGTACCATTAGGTTGCTTGAGAATAGCTATAATAGTACCAATAGCATGACCATCTTCCTTACTTTCTTTAATATCACCGTTGCTATCAACATAAGCACCTTTCTTACTATACCACGCACCTTTGAGATCTGGTGGTGGTGGAGCAACAGCATATGTACTTACTTGCCAAATAAATTGATTTGGCGATCCAGTACCAATACTAACTGTTGTTTGCTTTGAATCGGATAATCCACTACCGGTAGTAATAAAGACACGGAATGAAGTATGAATAGTAGGATCAAATGTAACTGGACCTGCTACTGGAGTAGCAAAGTCAATAGAAATAAGACCACCATTTGTTGCATCGATGGTGATTGGTCTATTGATACCCGTAACAGTAACGATACTACTCAATACTTCTGTATTAGGAACTTGATTATTAAGATTGGTAGGTACTGAAAATACAGCATCAGTATCTGGTCCCGAATTAGTAGTAATACTCCAACCTGAAATTTCTCGTTGACCGACTTTAATAGTAGTTGTTACTACTGATGGTATTAGAGAAGTTGAAAATGTTTCCGAAGACTTGTTGTATAGTACAATCTTATCTCCATTATTTGCTTTTGTTGGGAACAATCCGATAGAACTCTCACCTCCCTCTGCATACTGAATCTTAATTCTTGGTTCATCTCCACCAGAACTATTAGAAGAAGTGCTACTTACTAACACAACATCAACTTCAGTATCTGTACCCAAACCAGCGATACCATTAGGAAGTGGAGCAGGAGCAGAGGCAATTAGTGCATCTTCTAATACATCAACCTGATTAACAAAACTAAAATTATCTGGCGTAGTTGATGGGAAGTCTCCATTAGTTACTTGCCAGATAGATCCACTTATCTGATCACCAATAGATAGTGGATTTGTTGATACCGCACCTGCCGTATTTTGAGTTACGACATATAATTGTAAATACGCACCATTGTTAATCGTTGGAGCAGGAACGTTGGTTACTAATTCAAAAACAGTATTACTTAAAATCTCATAACCATTTACATCAGTGAAAAATGTATTAGTATCAGATATTCCTACGTACAAATTAGAGTTTGTTGATGTAACTACTGCAGTATCATTTAATCCCTGAACTTGTATAATATTACTGTAAACAGCAGCATTCAATGGTTGATTAGTAAGGTTATCGAAGACTGGAAATGGTACAGGAACATTAGGAGGTGTTACTTTTGCATTAATAGTCCAACGTTCTGACCTTGCTCCAATAGTAAGATCAACATATGACGTTAATCCAGGAATCGGGTTAGATCTTAACCTAGTTTGGATTTCATCGGTATTCTTTACAGAAAGTGCTCCAGGAAGAGGTTGCAACCAGTCACTAAAAGTAGTTTCTCCATCTGATACTTTCTTATATCTGATAGAAAAGTTTGCAACTAATCCAGGAGCAGATCCAGTAACACTAACGCTTGCTTCTGTAGACGTAGTTAAACCAGTAACAGTAAGAATACTTTCTCCGGGTCTACTTCCATCTCCATAGACATACATGATATCTGGATCTGCCTCATCAAGAGTCTGGAATGGATATGGATCAGGAGCAAAATCTTCTGGTATCGTAGTGATATACCAGACAGTTGTTTGCTCACCAATCTTAATAGTTACACTTTGGGTAGTGTTCCATTGCGAAGGCGCTTTAAATTTAAAGCGAACTGTTTGTCCCTCGCTTACATATACTGGTGTATTAGAAAAAGAATATGTCATGGACTAAAGTTACTGCTTTCCACGTAATGGATTATCCTAATCTTATTTAGGGGCAATGGTTTACATGGTCTCCACGTCAACCCATACACCATCATCGTCAATCTGTACCTGAATAGGATAATCCGATTTGATTTCCACAGGAATATCAATATCAGTAACTAATAGTTCTTCTGTTGTTAACTGTATGTCAGGAGTTACCACGGGTACTTCAGATTTAATTTTATCATCCGATTCTGGTACTGTAATGGCATCCGGAAGTTGATCTATTATAGCAGGAACTATTTCAACATCTTCAGATGTTAATGAACCAACTCCCTCTGCAAGTAACTTGTACTCGATTCTCGTAGGTCCTCGATTATCCCATACAGGAGTATGTGTAATAGTACCACTAACATCATCACCTGTTGGTAATACCACATCCGCACCTATAGTTTCTACACCATCTAACGAGTAGTAATATGGCACTATCTTTAGTGATACCGTAGCATTAATAGATGTATACCCCAACTCTAAACTATTCCCATAACTAACATTTAAAGGAACTGTTAAATCAACATCAGGTGGTTGCAATACTGTTAATGTAATCTGATCACTATCAGTTCCGCCTAAACCAGACACAGTTGCAGTATATGTTGTAGTTACTGTGGGAGAAACTGATTGCGTGGATACTAAATTACTAGAACCAATTCCAGGTTGTATGTTATTAGTTGAGGCGTCACCAGTAGTATTCCAACTTAATATTGCAGATTGTCCTAAAATGATAGTGCTGTTGTTAAGACTTAACGTAACAATAGGAGGAATATAAACTATTAATGTTTTTGCGATTGCACGAGTACCGCCTAGCCCACTTGCAGTTAGTATATACGTTGTTCTACTATTGGGAGAAACTGTTCTAGATCCTGATGTACCTACTGATCCAAATCCAGAAATAGATCTAGAATAACTATTCGATGTACTCCAAGATATTGTAGCATTTTCTCCTAGTATAATAGCTGATGGAGTAATCGTTAAACTTACGGATGGTGGAGTGAAATAACATGTACCATTATCTACCGTTGCTCTATAATTATAGTTTGCTGCTTGTGGATTAGTACAACCAGGAACAGGTGGAGGAGGACATTGAGACCCGAGTCCTAAATTTGTATGCCTTCCTTGAGATTGAACATTACCCCATTCACCACTGGATATACCACCAGCGAGGACCATTTGGTAGATACTACTATAACCACCTCTAGTAGGGTGATATACCCACGTACCTACATATCCTTCTACACCACCCACTTCTCCATATCTACCAAACAAACTGTAGTATGCAGATGTAACTTGATTGCGAATGGGGTCGTTAGAATCACCACCGCTACCAGGCCACCATAGATTTCCCCTATCACAAATATATAGATTTCCGTAACGATTGTAATGACTATAGCGATAAGGCATTATAGTTGCTCCACATCTACATACACACCACTGTCGCCTATTTCTACCTGAATAGGAGCATCTGCTTTGATTGCTACCGGTATATCAATATCATCGATAAGGATTTGCTCACTAGTAACTTCAACATCTGGAGAGATAATAGGGGTTTCGTTTTTAATCTTGTCATCAGATTCTGGTATTTCAATATCAAATGGCATTTGATCAATATCAATATTAACTTCAATAGAGTCCGAATCTGACAAATTGCCGGGCCCAACAGCATATAGAGTATATAGTATAGACGATGGTCCTCTGCTATTATACGGAACATTATGAATATATGTGCCATTGGCAGACGCAGATGCTCCCAAATCAACGAGTTCAGTAGTCATATCACCATCCAAATCAGTTAGTAAAATCTGCAACTCATATGTATCAATAGCTCTTTCTTGCTCATGTGTTAACACAACATTTTCTCCATAAGTAACACTTATTGGACCATTTAATTTTACTTCTGGTGGAGGAAATACAGTCAAGGTAATCTGATCACTATCGGTTCCCCCCGAACCAGACACAGTTGCAGTATATGTTGTAGTTACAGTTGGAGAAACTGTTACCTGGGATACTAAATTACTAGAACCAATTCCAGGTTGTATGTTATTAGTTGAGGCGTCACCAGTAGTATTCCAAGACAATATAGTACTCTGACCCATATTAATAGTTTGCGAAGCTAGTGATAACGTAACATTTGGGGGGATATAAACTACTAAAGTTTTAGTACTAGTATTACTAGTGATGCCATAATAAGATGCGCTTATAGTATATGTCGTATCATCATTAGGAGATACAATACTAGAACCACTAGCAGCAATAGCACCTACACCACTTAATGATCTACTAGTAGCATTACTAATAGACCAAGATAATGTAGCATTTTGTCCTTGAATAATAGATGATGGTGATATCGAAAAACTAATACTGGGAGTAGGATAGGAACATCCACTATTAATATTAGCACTTGGATTGTAGTTACTAGCACGACTATCAGTGCATCCATAGACATTATATGTACATCCTGTGCTGACCTGATTTGCATATGGGTTAAAATTATTAGCACTAGAGTCTTTACAACCATATACAAATATAGGAGAATACCACGCAACACCTATAAGGCTGTATCCACTGCCACCATAAGTACTGGTACTAAACCTATGATCTACCAGTTGACCATTATAAAATCTATAAACTGGTACACGATATGCTCCAGAACCAGTATATGCATGACCAACAATACCTTCAAGATAATAACCAGAAGGAGTGCTACTATTAGTTTTGTAAAAGTGATTATATTGAGTTGGATTCCAATATCGATATACAGGTGCAACAGCCCCAACGATTCCAGGAACGCTGCCAGACATAAAAAGATTCCAAACATTACTGCCTGCAGCACCGTATGCGGTGATTTGTTCACCACCTGGGTTTGAGGTATAGAAAGTATCTGCTCTGTAATTACCAGGTCCCAGATAAAAAGAAGCGTAAAAAGAATCGAATGTATGTAAATTCCCGGAAGTTCCCATATCTAAATCTCCCTGATGTCTACGTAGATTCCACTATCGCCAATTTCTATCTGAATAGGATAATCTGCTTTAACTTCTACGGGAATATCAATACCATTAACAACAAGTTTCTGACTAGTAACTTCAACATTGGGTGTTACAACAGGTTCTTCATTCTTAAAAGTATCATCAGTTTCTGGAATGTCAATGGCATCAGGCATTCTGTCAATGTTGATTGATACTTGTTCAATATCTTCCGCAGTCAATGAACCCTCACCTACAGCATATAATTTATATTCTATAATAGTAGGTCCAAGATTATTATAAGTTGGTGTGTGTACCACATCTCGATCAACTACATCTGCAATAGGAAGATCTTCCACAAGTTCGTAGTCAGTATATGTATTGTCAGCGTAATAATATCTTACTAATAATTGTAGAGATGTGGTAGCATTTTCGGATTGTACATTGAGATTAATATTTTCACCATAATCAACAGATAAAGGATACGTTAATGTTATTACAGGAGGTGTAATAACAGTAACAGTAACTTGATCAGAACCTTGACCTGCTAATGGATGAGAAGCAGTTAATGTATATGTTGTAGTTACAGTTGGAGATATTTGGATTGGAGTTGAAACAATATTAATAGAACCAATGCCAGGAGAAATTTGTGCGGTAGAAACATCTCCAGTAATACTATATTCTAAAAAGGTATATTGTCCTTGTATTATTGTATTATTAGTAGCAGTTGTTGTAAGAATAGCGGTTGGTGGAATAAGAACATCAACACTTATGGATTGTGAAGTAGTTCCTCCAGGTCCAGATGCACTTAATGTATATGTTCTATCATCAACAGGTGATATTGTAACACCAGGAGGTGACTGATTTTGTGGTTGATTGCCACTAAAATCAGTCAAAGAAACATTAGTTACATAACCATTAATTTGATATGTTAGTTGAGCACTGCCGCCTCGAACAAATTGATCGGGACTAATTGTAAAATACTGAATATTTGGTCTAGCATAATCAAACGACAACGTATAAAATCCGTCACCAAGATTAGAATATCCACTATTAATAGTCCATTGATAATAACTTCCATTGTTATAGTAAGCAGAATTTCCTCCAATACCAGCATATCCATTAGTTGTTGTTGC